TTTCACCATCTCTATGATAGAATGGGTGGTGCTCTGTAGTTCTAAGTACAGTACCATTATCAAGTGTTAATTTAATAATCATACCTACTTCTTCTATAATTTTTAATTTACCTACTGTACCAACTTCTGCTGTTTTTGTAGATTCATTCCATGTTATTACTTCTTCACCTGATAAAATATCTTCTATATTTTTTATATCTCCATTTGCTAAAGCTATCTCAGTTCCGGCTACAAAACAACCTGGTGAATTATCAGGACCACTAACTGTTACTAAATTATTATCATTTGCATTTAATGATATCCCTGTAACTACCCACCCGTGTTGTGTTGTTGTAGATATTGAATTTGGATCAGCTGAATCAACGTCTGCACCTTGTTGTGTAATATATTGACCATCCCATATCATATCTAAAACTTTAAAGCGACCAACACCATCAGCAGCATCAGCAATAGAAGTTGACACGTCCCAAGTTGAAAAACCAGGTTTTGTTGCAGTAGTTGTACCAGCTTGGTACCAACTAGTGTAATTAGCAACTGAAGATGGCGACTTAATTCTAAATTGCGGTAACTGTATATTCACCGTTCCATAATTTGCTTCATAAACACTACCTGATCCTGATTTTGTAGCTTGCCTAATCCCTACTGACTGTACATACACTTTGACTGATAGTCTTTGTCCAGGGTAGGCACCAGTTGGAAAGTTAACTTTATAGTTATAACCTTGATTGTTAAATTGTAATCCAGTTGAAGAATCCTTATAACCTAAACCAGGTCCAAAGTTAAGAGATATAAATGGAACATTTAAATCTGCTGTTGTTGGCATACCTAGAGAAACAACCCCGTTTGGTGAAACTTGTTGTGGTGATAGTGTTTGTCTTGTATTCCAACCATAATTTATAGGGGCAGGTGCAGTTCCGTTTGGTACATACGTTGATGTTGGTGCAGAATTAATACTTGAATTTAAACCTCTTGCTCTTTTTAACACCCACGGTGCTGCAAATGAAATTTTATTTTCACTTGCATTAAAATAATCTTCTGTATTACCAGAGTTTCTTACTCCAAAACCTAATGAATTGTCCCATGCATAATTAGCTGCAGGTACAGGTTGTTGTGGGCCTTCACTTCCTAATCCTATAACCAATAAACCTGCGTCTACACCGCTAGCTGATTGTGTTCCACCTGACCACCCTTGCATTATTGCACCTGGTGCCATATCAACAACACCGTTATTTCCTGTCAATTCAAATATAGCATTTGACGAAGCAAGTGCAGTTGTAGGATTTTTATAAATAGTATTTCCAAAGCTTATTGGAGGTGTGGTACCAGTTGATAACCCAGCAGGTGATATTGTTTGTTGTCCAACAAATCTTGTATGAGGTTGAGCCCCAGCAGCTCCATCATATCCATAATCAATAACTATACTACTGTTAGCTTTAGATGTGGCAGTAGTTTTCTTTAATATTGTTTGACTATTAGATTGTATATAAATATCTCCACCTACTGTAGCATTAGGCGCAGTAGATGAATTTTCAATATTAATGTCAGCCGTAGCCGATGAAGATGCATCTGCTTGTTTTATAACAATATCACCATTATTAGTCTGTGCGGTTATTCCACCTACTCCAGAAGTAAGAAGAATTTTACCTGAAGGATTTGATCCTAATGTTGTATCTAATCTTATTTCACCACCTGATGCTATTTGAATTGTTTTATTAGCTGATGATACAAAATTTGTCTCTCCTCCTTGAAATTGTATTGTAGCATTTCTTGTAGTTTCGGTTACTACTGAAAACCCTGTACCTATTTGTACTAATCCTGATCCTGAAGTACCTGCAGTATTTATTACAAACTTGTTACCTCCGGCTGATGTTCCAGTTCCAACATTAACTGTAAAATCTGAATTTTCTCCACCAAAACCTGATGCAACACTGCTATCACCTGTTTGAAAATTAATTGCTTTACCTGCAAGAAAATTCTGAGATCTTTCTGGTACATTAACTTCATACCCATATAAATCACCTAAAGCAGCTGGTGATGTTGCAGCCTTAGGAACATCCATAATTAACTTGTCATCTATACCAATTCTAATGCTGGATAAACCAGCTAAATCTGTTTGGTAAAACTTATCACCAGAATTAGCAGCACCACCATGAAATACTATAGCCTTAGTTGTAGCATCCTTTTGGTGTAATAATAATGCAGCTGTACTAGATATTAAATTAGCAGCAACCGAGTCAGGGATAACATAAGCATTAGTTAATGGAATACCTGTAAGTTGTTGTGTAGTTGTTACTGCTCCACCAATCATCACAGATGGCACACCTTCATTAACACTTGTCGCACCAACACCTAATCCTATAGTTCCATTATAAATAGCAGTTTTTAATCCAATTGTCGGTGAACCAAAAGTATCTCCCATTCCTCCGCCAGGACCTTGAATACCTTGCGGCCCTCTTAAATCAATTGTAGTTTGAGACCATGCTAATCCAGTATATTCCCATACAACCCCATTAAATTGTAAATAGTAATCGCTTGTTCGCGGTGTCGCAGTTGGAAAGTTAGCAGTAGGTGTAGTACCTGGATCAGATGTAGCAGTATCTTCATACCATGTAGTTCCTTTTGGGCCTCTTCCACCGGAAGGACCAACTGGGCCTATTGGGCCAACTGGGCCAGCAGGACCTCCACCATTAAGTAACAATTGGTCAAAATTAAAATTTGTTTTATCTACCAGTTGTGAAATAGTATCCGATGCTATTATTTCTTGTATAGTGATTGGCATTTCTTTTCTATTATTTTTTAACTATAGTAACGCTGAAACCAAATGATTCAGAGAAACCTGTTCTTTTATTATATATTAGCCTTAAATCAAATGGATTAGTATTTAAGGTTTTAGATGCTACATTATTATTAATAGTTAATCCATTGTTAACTTTTTGTGCATCAGTTAGCTCAGCAGTAGTATAAGTAGATCCGCCTTTTGTTCTACTTGCTAAAGTATATAACTCTACTTTATCTACCTTATATAATTTTAATATATTTTCTCTTATGTATTGGTTAACATCATCATCAAGAGTTTCTAAATCACCCCATCCATATAACTCATTAACATACTTTAAAAACTGTTCTTTAATTGGAGTAAACAAATATTCCATTAATCTTTTTTGGTTAAACAGATAAAAAGATTCTACCGGAGCCGAAGGTTTTTTTCTAAGTGCTCTAGTATTTACAACACCAGCAGTTTGAATAGTTTTCTTATTAATTGTTACTGAAGGTTGATCTAAATACATAAATGTACCGTCTACTAAACTAGGCTGTCTAACTGCACCTTTAACAAATGGCGACGGTTTAAAAGTTTCTAAGACAATAGTCTCCGGTACCTTTAAATACTTAGAACCAAAAAATGACTTTCTCTCAAACATAGATCTTGTACCAATAACCTTTTTAGTTTGTGACTTATCAATACTTTTGGTAAAATAAGAAGGTTCCCAGTTTGAAGAAAACATATAAAAATCTTTATAGTCAATACCTATTTCATTAATCAAAGGATATAAACTAGGGAATGCACTTTCTCTTGATAATTCTAAAACAGTAGATGGATCCTCTTCATTTACCTTATGATAAAAGAAATTTTGTATTTGTCCAAACGTTTGTTTATTACTATTAATAGAAAACTCTGCATTCTTCCACTTGCATAATTCACTAACAGCCTTTTCATATATAGTTTGAGAGGTTAGAGATCCATACGGTCTCTTAAAGTTTAATAGATTTAATGAATAAGGGGAATAATAACCAGCATGCCTAGCAAATGGTACTAACCTAGGTTTCTTTTGTAAAGACAAATCATAACCAACAGCTTCAGTTAAGTTAAAAGCAGTTGGTTTTGCAGGATCTGGTAATACCCCAATATAAATAGATTTAAGTATATCAGCTTGTGCCCTTAATTCAATTCCAAAAGTTTGTGCCAAGGAACCATCTTTATTTCTGACTTGTGATCCATCTTCTTTTATAGTTTCATAAACAACAGTAGGATTACCTTGATTCACCGAGTCAAACATTTCACCAAAGCTTATATTATTTAATCTTTCCAAATATTGATTATAGCCACCATCTGAAATAATATAATTAGCCGCTCTTAATTGAGTATCATTTGGGCTTGATGATGGAATGTTAATGTTAATCCCATTCTTTTTAAAATTACCTGCACCAACTCTTAGTGTAGTTGTATTAACAACAGAAAGAATACCATTTATTATAAAATCGTCAAGTCCAATTTTAAAAGCAATATCACCAAAAGTTCCATCTGCTAAAATTCTAACATCTTCTACTAAATTAGGTATGTTTCCGTTTTTGTCTGGTTGAAACCTAATTACTAAATCACCATTTGTATCTATGTATGAAGATGTTAATGAAACTGCTCCTCTAACCACTGTGTTATTATAACCAATAGGGGCACATGGTATGTTAGGATCGAGTTTCCAATTACTATTTATAGAATATAAACTAGTTCTATCTATAATCTGTTCGCTAACGCTTCCTGTATTTATTTGATCACAGGTAATGCTATAATTCACAGATATAAGCATTACTACAGTTTTCCACTTTTCATTTTTTATAAATTTAATTTCAAAATCTGGTGTGTCAATTGCTTTGACATCATATAAATTAGGAACCAATATAGCAGAAAATCTATAATCATTAAATGATCCGTTTGGAACATATGATAATGACCTAGCATTAAAATTTGGTTTTTCGGTACCTATAGCTTTTTCTTTTGCTATAATCCTAACGCCTCTTAAAAATGCTTCTGAAAAATTCTTTTCATCACCACCTTCTAATCTACCATATCTTAATTGTCTATCAACTTGCTCAATTAAACCACCACCTGCACTAAAATCAAAAGAGTCTACTATAAAGAATTTATTAAATTCATCAGCTACTGTATTTTGAAAAGTACCAGGTATAAATCCAGCTTGGCTAATCGTAGGATCAGTAGGCTCTGTGTTAGGTTTAACGTCATAGACATTATAACTCCATGATTTTTTAATAGCTTCTTTATCGTTTTTTATGTACTCTGGGAATTTAGTTAAGTAATACCATTCATGAGTAAACCCGCTAGCTTCTTGTACCTTATCCCACTTTGATGGTGCAAAGTTATTTAAACCAAAGGCCTCATTTACATCTAATCTATATGGATGGTTTCTTACATCTTTACCATCATTAACCCAACCCCATTTATTAATATAAGGGGCTATCCTAGATATAGATGCCTGTGAAGTTAAAAAGTTTTCCTCTAATCTAACATATTCACTCTTAATATACTCATCATCTGGATTTGAATCTTCAGCATCATTTAATAAACCTATAAGATTATAAAATCCACCATTGTCATAAAAGTTTCTAACCTCGGTATTATTGCTTATTCCAGTATATGCCACTGGGACTAGCCCCGGCACTGTTTGATTATATTGTTTAAACTCAAAATCTAGTTCACCTTCTTGGCTATATAAAGTACTGTAAAAATCAAAATCAAAATCTCTAACTTCAAAAAATGAAAATCTTCCAAAGGACGGTTTATAATCTGAATATAATGCAACTTGATTAGATCTTGTAACCATTATTTGATTATCGTTGCATGTTATAATTGCGTATTTATCAATATCAGTATATCCTATAATTTCATTAAGGCCATTATAAATAGGCTCATCAGTATAAGGAACCCAATCACCAATAATGGTATAACCGCCTGTTGTTTGTATAAAATCACCAGGTGTAAACCTGTCTTGGTCACCTAATTCAACTTTTAATAAACTATTCTTAACATCATTCCCACCAACAAACTGTTTATCAAAATCAGCTAATGACGTTATTGGATATGTTTGTAATTGATTAAGTGCCTCGGGAAATTGAGTGTAATCCATACTAAAGCTTAATCTATTAAATCTGTCACCACTAAATCTAGACTTAACATAAATAGTAGTATCATTATATGAAGCTACGAAAAATCTATCATTTTCATTAATACCTTTATTAATAGCAGAAGTTATAGATTGTGTTACTTCTTGTAGTGTACCATTAGGATTAAAAAATCTTTGGAATGACTTGCCTGGTATTGGGGCTAGCGTACTGTCAGCAAATATTGTACCAACCACGGTTGCACCATCTTTAAATTGAATAGAAAATCCATCTTCTAAATTATCTAATATCTTTACATACATTTGAGCAACACCCGCTCTGCTTATAATACTTGCATTTGCAAATGTATCAGGGTCTTTATAACCAGTAAATAGAGATATATCAACTTGAGTGTCAAATAACCTTATTTGATTCTCTTCCCACTGAGATCCTTTTTTTACTGTATGAAAATTATCTTCTTTATCTTTAACATAGAATATAGAATTAACTTCATCCACTCTTTTAGGTGTTGGTAGTCCTGTAACAGTTTCAGTTTTATTAGGATCTAAAAATAATAATATACCTTGCTCATTAGTTATTTGGAACGGTGTATTTAAATATTGAGAAACTTCAGTTATAGTAGTTATCTTTGGTAATTGTGTTTTTTCTGTATTTTTGTAAAACCCTTCACCTGATAAATCAAATTGACCTTCCTGTATATCATTAACATACATCCCAAAATATCTGTTGATTGAATAGTCATTAGCAGTAGGATCATCAAACAAAAACTCCATGTTCAACAAATTAGCTAAAAGAATACCATTATTCTGAAACCCTTGAGTAAATAAATACTCATCCTGGATAATAGTTGAATCTTTGGTTACTAGATCTTCGTATGAATAACTGCCCGAGCTTGTAAACCCTCCACTGTTATAAGATATACCGCTCCATAAAATAGGTTCATCTTTTCTCCATGAAATATTTAATGGTGCCTTTGGAAAAGTTTCTTGGTTTCTATAATTTCTAATATAAGATCCTAATTCAGTACCTTCGGATAAATCAAATGTTTTAATTGCAGTACAATTCTCCAAAACATTTTTACTAAAATCAGTTGCAGTTTGTGCCGATTGAGTGTTCTCATTTTCAGTAGCCGCTCTAAAATTATTTACTGCTGCTGGATTATCCATTCTGAAAATTACAAAATAACCTGGCATCTGTTCATTTAACCAAAGTGGAGCTAGCATCGCTAAACTCTGTGAGTAAGATTCTGATGCTACAGATCGCGTACCTGCACAATAGAACATTTCATACTGATTACCGTATTTAGAAAGTACTGCATCATCTTCATATTCCTGGAATATTTCATATGCAGCTTCTTTAGGAAACTTTCCAAAATCAAAGAATTTAAAAACATCCCTATCATAAGTACTAGTACCGTCTACTTTAAATGCTTTAAACTTTTGAGAAGATAGTCTTGTATTAGCACTAAATGATTCTAAGTAAATATCGGTACCATCCGACACTACTTTAACATTACCTGTTAATTTAGGATTAGTTCTAACTAAACTATATGATGCTTTATCTAGGAGTGCTCTAGCCATTTATCTTTCACTTTTTTTATTTATTCACCAAAGATAAAGTTAAAATAAACTAAGACTGTTACTGAGTTAATGGCCCTTGTCCTCCGTCAACGTTAGTAAGAGAAAATTGTCTAGAAACTCTTGTTTGGTTTATTGAAGGTCTTAATGCAGATACAACTTTTTCTAAATCATTCAATCCTTTAGTTACAGTAGCCTTAGGGAATACATCTATGCTTAATCTATCAGATCTATACTTAGCAGAAATTTCAATATCAAATTGAATTATTTCAGAGTTGTTTGGTAATAAATCAAAACCTATTCTCTTAGCATAAGTTACATTAACAGTAGAGCCTGTACTATCACCAGCAACATTTCCTAAACCTGATCCTGAGGTAGTTCCAAAATAATCAGTCATTCTATATTGATATACCAATGGAATGCTAACTGCGTTTTGTTGACCAAACTGTATAACCTCTACTGATTGAATAGAATCTCCATTTACTTGGATATTTTGATGATTATCAGAAGAAATGAATAAATAAGATCCGCATGATTTCTTTCCTAACGTATATTGGTCAAAACCTTCAAATGAACATTTGCCATTTCTACTATAACCACCTGTAATATAACCAGGTGCGCTAGTATCCCATAAGTTTGCTAATGCCGTTGAAGATAATGATGGGCTTGGTTGTAAAGATTGCCCAGTATCAAATGTTGGCTGTAGTGCAGCTTGACCAACTCCTGTTGATAAATTAAATAAGCCTGTAACATTTTCATTTATATAAATTCCTTGCTGCTTTCCTTTCTTTGCATCTGATACTAATGGTGCAAATTTAGATTGTCTAAATAACACCGCACCTGTACCATTTCCTGCACTACTACAATCAACCCCACCGGTTGGTGTTGCTGGTAAAGTATTAATATCACCAGTTAATGCTTCATATGCATTAACATAGGCAGTGTAGTTTGTTAAAAAAGGATGTGCAATAGAAACTGTCACAACATCATCACCACTAGGATAGCCGTTAGTGGTTGTTGGTAAACCTGTATCCAAGAATCCACCACCCCAAATAAATTCAGTAGTAGGATCAGATAAACCAGTATTAGAATTTTCAGAATAAAAATTCTCTAGTGTATCTAAATTAAATGTATATAAGTTAGTTGGACTATCTGGATTTAGATAACTATAAAAATTACCCTCTGCCGATACATCACTAAACCTACTATATAAAAATTGATTTTTATTTTGTGTTGATGCAAATGGTGGTACAGATATAGTTTGCCCATACTGTGTTGCAAGAGTAACATCAGGGTTTGTTAATATAAGTGGAGTTAAATCATACTTTCTAACTGTATTATAATCAGTATCATCACCTCTAAAGGTAGCTCTATCATTTGATTGATTAGCTTGGCTATTGTCCAACCACGAATATGTTGCTGGTAATATTGTTGATCCATTATCTAAAGTACCAGTATTAGTTGAAGAATATGATGCAGGGTTTTCTGATTGCCTTACCATTCTAATACGATTACCGGTTACTCTTGATAATAACTGTAATGCAGTTTGTGATGTATTTTGAATATTAATAAAATAAGTTTTAGAAATAACAGCCCCTCTTGGATCATCTAATCCATCAACTTCCTGAGAATAAAAACCAGCAAATACTTTTGTAACTGCATTTCTTCTTAAATTAAATGTATTACCTGTATCATCAACTAATGTTGTTTGCAATTCACCTTGTGCAGAACTTAATATTTCAGAAAATAAATCTAATTGATTTTGCATCTCTGTTAATTTTGTAAAAAGATCAATAGGCGTTTGATTCTCTGATAAAAAGCCTGATGCAATTACTGGAGATGAATGGGCATAATATGTTTCGTTTGCAGTAAATGAACTACTTAAATGAGTAGGTAACCCAATAGATTCTAAATTTTCATTTAATGAAACTAACGCCAAATCTTCCTGGTTCTGTATAAGAATGGATTCTAACGCATTATCAGAACTTAAGTCTGCTGGAAATTCTACTCTAATTGCAGTACTATATTCACTCTCTAATGGATTTGATGGCCAGCCTGCTTCTGATATTGACTTAACTTGTATTTCTACTTGTTCACCTTTTCTAATTGGAATATCTAACTGATTAATATTAACTGAATCTGCATTATCATCATCGATAGCAACCCATTCATATAAACCTGTTATACTGTTTTTAGCTCTAGGTCTTAATACACTATCAACAACTACATAATTTGAAAATGCGCCTTGGCTTGTACCGCTACCATCAGTATATGTAAATTGATCAACTGCGTTAGCAGCACCGTCAGCAGAAAGATATCTGTAACGGTATTTAAATTTAATAATATCTTGTACACCTGTTTCTGGCGCTGACTTTTCTTCAGGCATTGCCCAGAATCCTCTAACCCTATATTTAGGAGTAATACTACTTACTGAATTATCAGATGAAGTAGAATCTATTTCAGTTACAACCGAAGAATATAATTTTGCTTGTGATGCTCTCTCAGTAATTAAACCTTGTAATGCATTCTTATCTGCATCTCTTTCAACCTCAGTTGTATAATTTGTACTTTGTATCTTTGATCTACTTTGTGAAATTGCAACATCTAATTCAGATAATGTAGATTGTATAGTATTCTTTTGATTATTTAAATCCTTAAGTTGTACAATTGAATCTGAATTGCTAACTTGTCCATTTATTAATGACACAGTAAAATCTTCAGAAGCTAAAACTGGAGCATTAGGAGTTACACCTTCTCTACTCGTTGGGATTTTATCTTGTGCAAATGATAATAGGTACCTACCAAAATCAACAGCATTTTGTTGATAATAATCCGCCAATGTTTGCGCATTACCTGAAGAGTCAATAGTTGTTAAATTATTTGTATAAAAACCACTACCTGGAGACCAATTGACTGCAGGTATTTTTGAATCTGGGTCAATAGGTTTAATAAAGGTAACACATCTTTCATTAAAACCAACAGTAACATCAACCTCTAAAGTATCACTTAATGAAGATCCTATTTTTAAAACATCTGATCCAATACTTATTGTTCTAGATCCTTCTTGTAGTCTTACAGTAATTGAATTTGTACTTGAATCAATTTGTGTTACTGTATATCTTGTATCAATCGGTGTAGATACTACTTCTAAGCTATCACCAACTTTAAGTTGAACAGTGTCTGCAAAATCAGCTTCTGCATCTGTATAAAATATTTTGTTTAATTTATATAACTTCTGTGTTACGGTTTGCTCAACACCATTTACCGTCTCCGTTATACTTTCCTCCCCAATTCTTAATACACTAAAGCCACCTGAAAATCTCTTATCTCTTGGTGGTAAATCTACAACGGCTTCATCTAACACATATGATATGTTTTTTTCTACTATCTCTTGTAAAAATGTATCATAATCAATTGTAGCATTTCCAAAGTAATTATTTTCAAAAAAGTTAATTTTACTCTGGCTGTTTGTATCTAAAATATATCTCTGTATAATTGCACGTTCTGTATCAATAGGAGCCTGCCCTGTAATATCAAAAGCTACATATAATAAAGGGTTAATTAATTCTTCAAAAAACCAGTTTGGTTTAATTTCAAATTCACTAATAGAATTCAATGAGGTTAAGTCTTGTGCCTCAGTTGGTAACTTAGCTAAAACTAATTTTCTAAATGTACCATCAGCTAATCTTATAGAACTATCACCGTCATTAAAATTTGTAATAGTATTGATATTTGTATTTAATCTATCAACTGAGTTTTTAAGAAAACCAAAACTTGGAATAGTAATCCTAGAATTGGTCCCATCGTTATTTTGAATATTAACAGTTACAGATTCTCTGCTTGATGTAATCGCCTGGTTAACTTTCTCAAAGCTCTCCAGTGAATTGTTAAAGAGTCTTAACAGCTCAGGTAGCATTGTTTGTATTGAATTATTTTCAGCCATTATCTAGGTTTCAATTTTATTATTTATTTAACACAGTCATATACAAAATTTAATACTCCTTGCTCTGTACAAATCAGATCAATAATTGGAATACTACTTAATTTTGCATTAGGTATAGTTGCGGCTAATTTACCAAACGAACCTGTGTTAAGTCTACTTGGTGAATCAGTATATATTTTTATATCTCTTGATCCTATCAAAAGAGCATTATTAAATGTTAATCTTAATGTTTGGCCAGTTCTCCACTGTGTATCAGTGTCATCTATATAAATAGCCAAGTCGCCATTAGCTTGATTAATTGTGTCTAATCTTAACATGTTAGTATATGTTCCTAAATCAGCAAACACTTGTGGTGCTACTACATTTAAGTTTAATGGATTAGATGCTGTAATTTGAACATTACCATTATCCATTGGTACCATTAAGTTATACGCCTGGACATTATTAGAAATTTGTATCTGATTAGGTGTGTTAGTGTTAACAGATATTCCAGTACCTTGTCTAACAACCTCTGTATTATACTGTAATGTTTGTGAAACATTTCCATTTGCTAATGACTGAATTTCATCAGAATTTTTAGCAATTAAATCTAATAGTGTTGTACTACTTGCAAATGCGAGTGATGCATTATCAACTTGTGTTTGTAGATTATTAATCTGAGATTGCAAAAATGCAGATGTACTAACAGAGTTAAGAGTATTTTCAACAGCTGCTAATCGTAATTCAATATCAGCAAGTTCCAATTGTTGTCTTTGGAATATTTGAGCTGATGCTTGAAGTTGAGCAGATGCATCTGAAAATAATCCCATTGAGAATGTATTATAATCATTTACAATAGTATCAATACCAGCAGTACCTGGTGATGCGTCAAATCTTAAATTAATTTTAAATCCATAACTGTTACCATTTTGGCCAGTTGTAAGATTAGGTTTATATTTTGGATATCTTTGAATATAACCACCATCTGTTGTAGGTGTTATATTATCTAAGATTAAAATACCGTATAAGTTTGTTTTAGTTTTACTTGAATCACTTAAGTCTACCATATCATAATAAACTAGGACTGCATTAAATTCAAACGATTCAGCTAAATCAGTTCCATTAAATTGTGGTATAGTGCTTATAGTTGCATCCTGTACAATCTGTTGATAATCATTAGGATTGAAATCTACACTAATTCCATCTAATTCACTTCTTACATATGCCGATCCAACAAATCCTGATGGATTATTATAATCAGCAGGATATTTTCTTATATTAACATTTGCAGCACTAGTAAATGTTGTTGGTTCTGTAAAGTAAGCATCAGTAGTATTAGGTGGAGTTGTTTCATCCATCCAGTTTGCATTAGGATCTGTATATCCTGCTGAATTTGGTCCTTGTAGAGGTTGGTCATAATCATACCAAGCTAAAATGTCTAATCCTTGTGGGTGAACTGTTGCGGAGTTCCTTCCCATTATATACTCACTTGTACCTTGTATTTTTAACGACGGTTGATAATTCGTATCAGAAACTGAATCGAAGAGGATAGTAGGAGTTCTACCTACCTCTGTCGGTACATTAATATACAATTCAGTATATGCTTCTCCGGCTTTATCTACATTATTTACAATATCAATTTCACCAATATATCTAACTACTCTTCTATACTGTCGAGTACCTGATAGTGCCTCATCTTCTTCGACAAACCTAGGTGTAGTTATACCATTTGCTTTCTCTAAAATAGTAGCTTCTCTAAATCTCATTGCTCCAGTCTCCTTGAGCCATTTAAAGAATACTCTTTCGGTAACGGTTAGGTTTGTTGTGTTATCATATGTTGAATCACTAATTATAAGTTCTTCTAAATTCAGCGCGTAGTTTTGAAGACTTTCAGTAAAATTAACATTAGGATCACCTTTTAAGCCGCCACTCCAAATTGCACCGTCTATCGTGTCAAACTGCATATAGTTTTGATACTCACTAAATGTAGTTGGATCTAATCTGTCCATATCTGGTAGATTAAGAAGCACAAACTTAGAAAAGACTAGTTTAAGCTCATCATTATTGAGAGTTCTAGATAAGTCTTTAGCAGAGGAAGAGAACGTATAAAAGGTTCCCCCATCTGCTTGTGGAGTTCTGATTAAGGGCGTTGTTGCCATGTATAGTTTTTTTCTTTAATTAATTATGATAATACATATCCATCACCACCGACTATAAACCAAACTGGTATGCTTGATCCATTATCAATAGCTAAAAGATGTACAGTTTCTCCAACTGCATTTAAAGTTATTATATCATTTGCTCCGGTTGTTACTATGTAATTAGTAGCAGCTGGTGATTGAATATTAACTGTTCCACTTCCTTCAGTACACATAAAGAATATCTCTTGTCCTATTACACCTTGGAATAGTGATATAGTTAATGTATTAGTAATATCTGTATTTCCACACCTATTCATTGTATAAGGGGGTATTGCAGTACTAGTACCAACATCAATTGCCATTCCTGATCCAGCTGTGGTATCATTAAGAGATGTTGGGTTTGTATCATTTCTGAATATTCCACCAAAGCTCATATTTAAATTACCAGTCATTTTAACATTCGTTAGAATATCAAAAGTACTAGCATTAATATCAAGTAGAATAGTGCTTAAACCAACTCTTAATGCCTCAGTTGAAAGATTGTTTAAATTAGTGATTGTACCAGCAGTAGGGGCAAAATATACCTCCATTGCATTAATTTCACTAGCAAGAACATTAAAGTTATCATTAATTACTAACCTCGATCCTGATAAGGAATCGGTTCCTAAAATTTCTGTTACGCTGATTGCCATTTTATTATTTGTTTTAAATTTGTTGAGATCTGTTAATCTCTTTTATATTTAAGATATTTCTACCTTTTTTATATTTATTCCCATTCGTATCAGTAAGTTCTAATGTAATCATATACTTTCCTGGGTCTTTAAAAAGATATGTTAGATACTTGCTTTCAAAATATATATCAGCCACGGATGAGTTAGTAGTATTAGAGATGGTCCACTTAGCACCTTCTTTCCCAACTATTCTACATTTATCATAGACAAACATAGCCCATGTCATCGGTGGTAATACTTTTCCGTCATTAATAAATTTAGCAGTTGACCATGTAGGATTGCTAGTTATACTTTGACTAGATTTATAAATTCTACTTAAACAATCTATATTTCCACCAGCTGGAGACCTTTCAAAAGGTACATAACCTGACGGTGTTGCTGATGTTGCAAAAATAGTGTTTAATACTGTGGTGCTAGGTGCTACTAATAACTTACTTATGTAATCAGTATATAAAGCATGACCTAGCGGGTTATTTACTTGTACGCTTATAGTTCCAGGTACACCTGTATCTAAACCAGTATCAGCAGTCCATTCTGGTGATAAAGTTCCACCGCTCACGTAAGTAGTAATAAAATTCCATTCTGCATATATTAATAAGTATAAATACTCTCTCATTAATAAAGCTCTGAACTCTTCTAAAGTTTCTCCAGGTTGTTGTGAATATCCTGATGTATCAAATACACCATTATTAATTGCTTCTGACATTGCAGCATAAGTTGGTCCTGATGGAGAAGTTTGGTTAAATATATTAGGATACGCACCTGGTAAACCAAATGTGGTTATAGTATGTAGCACATGTTCTAATACTTCTGTAATTTGCGCCTGTGGTGATAGTGAGGTATTTTCCCAAACAAAATCAACGTTTGAATTACTGTCCATAGTATTATCCCAACCTGCCATGTTTTCTAAACTTGGGGTATAAGATCCCATTCCAACATAACCTATTCTCTGAATAGTATTTAATGATTGTAGTTTTTGTATAACAGCAGCTTGCTTATCATAAAGAATTCCAGTCCCATCAGGATCTAATGTCAGTTCCACACATCTTGCTACTTTTTCTACGAAATTATCTGTTACTGCTGGTGATCCACCTACAGCCCCTACTGAGACTAAATTCATACCGTTAATTGGTAATGCTTTAGCAAAAGGAGGATATAATGAAGTTGCTGCCAACGGTCCACCAATATAATCTGTAGAATTACCAGTACCACTTGCACAAACTCTTAAGTTATTTGTATCTACAATATCTACTGATTTAAAATCTCCATGTAATCCAAAGTATCTAGAAACTGCCTGAACAAACATTTCACTGCTTGAAGAATTTAACACTAAATTATAAACATATTTATTAATAACAGAATCAGTACTTACGTTTAATTGTGAAACAGCATCTCCTAAGGTAACTGTTGCAGCATCAAAGAAATGAGTACCAATATTACCTTCAAGATCAACAATCTTTAAATAAGTATTAGGCTTCATTTCACTAAACTGAAAAAATGCAGGAGTATCGCCAGTAGTAGCAGTCATGTCCCACCATAAATGATAAGCATTATTCCAAGTACAAAATCGTTTGTTTAAATTTTTCCATTGATAAGGTCCACTAAAACTAGCCTTACCATCATTCTGATAATTTAATAATTGGAAATCCGTTGAGGTTCCAATACCAAAAGTATTTAATATTGCATTAACTCTATCAAGAGAATCATATAAGCTAGGAGTTTCTTCATCCCAAGTTATTGATGGCTGTATAGGTAAATTCCATAAAGATCCATAATCTTTCCATTTATATTTACCTTCACTACTCCATGTGTATATACTTTTCCTTGATTGAAACCACCCAGAATATTCTACTTCTCTATCACTAACACAAATAACATCATGCTTTACAGAGGAGGATATATTGTTGTACATATCAAACAATTTCATCTCTACATTATAATCTCCTACGTAAGGTAGTGTTAATGGTAAAGTTCCATATTGTCCAATTGTACCTCTTATTTGAAAAAAGTATGCAGGAGATACATCCGATGCATCTTTATATACAGTCCATTCTATTTCTGAAATATTTCCAGATTGTAAACCACTCCATGTAAATAAAGTTTCACCAGGTAATTGAATACCTGTAAATTGACCACCGCTTGCCGAGTTTGCTAAAACAACACTGGCAGTAAATCTATTAACATCATTTCCATAGGCTCTAATACAAGGACCAATTTCATTGGTAATTTGTGACCAATCAAACCATAACCAAGGATCTGTTTGTGTTGTTTTAAGTGCAGCTATTTGATTAAAGATAGATGTAGTTATTGTTTGTATAGTATCACCTGGAACAACTGTATGAGAGGCAGAAGTACCTGATGCAGAATCACTAATTGTATAAACATCTCCATAAGCAGCACCTTGAACATTAAAATCAAATGTAAAGAAATCATTAGCATTTGTTAATTGATCCCATGTACTGTTAACATTATCCCATGTTATATTACTAAAGCTATCATTAGTTAAAGTAATTAATGCTCCACTTGGAACGCCTGGTTGGTCTGGTAAATATTCAGAAGAATATCCCTCTTTATAATCTAACCCTGCAACCTTATTTAAGTTTGGGGCATACCTTGAAAAGTATGCAGCATATACACCAGCAACATCTTTTATTTGTACATTCCCACCATCTTGTAATGCACCAAGTACACTATTAGGATCCGGCCCAATTGGAGGTGGTGGTAAAGTAGCCCCGGGTGTATAATCAATAAGCATATTTTGTCCAACAGCAGCGTTACCTGCAGCCAGTGGAGCAACATAAGCATTACAGAAATTTATTATAGCTTGGCCAACAATACCTGCTTCCTCTAAGCAAAAAGAATCAAATCTTCTAAGATCTTCTAAATAAGTACATGCCGACGGCAATACTTTAAAATCAGTATTAATACCTGCTCTAATTGTATTCGTATCATTTCTACTTATAGTGTTAGTAACTTCTAATAACCCAAAGAAATCAGCCTCTGCTGTAATACCTTTAATATGAGCATTAAGTGGAAGATATTCTTTTTCTAATTTTCTTTTTAATCCAAATAGTTTAATTAGTATTTCCTCGATTGTAAAATCTTGTAATTCTTCTGTCACAGGTAAATCTTCATCTGTAAATTTACCAGGAACTATTTTATTAATTCTATAAATAAGACTAAACATACTAGTCTTTCTAAAGTTTTTATTTGGTAATGTTATTTTTTTATCATCAAATTGAACTGTGGGTGAAAATAAATCTACAGTGCTGCTTTGAATATACTTACCAAACTGTGGAGAATTAGCATTTACATTTTTCCAAAATTCCTTAAGCTTTAAATTATCATAACCAAAAAACTTTATTGCATTTATTAAACCTTTATAAGAACCAATAAAAGGGTAAATGTTGCTACCCTCTAGCATAATCTCTTTACGCTTTAAATTAATCTCTACATAATCAGGTAATGCTTCCTTTATATTTGTTTCTCTAAATACTGTACTATCAGACGCAATGACATTATAACCCATGTTTTGAGTCATGACTCTTAGTCTTTCATCTTCTTCAATACTTTCAGCATAAACTGTAAATTCACCAACAGTTGTATTGGTACATTTATCAGTTATTAAAAGTTTTCTTTTATAAGTATTTTCTTCACCTGATGAAAATGCAACATTAACCTGTAATGCCACAGACTTAATCTCATCAGTTATAATATAACCTTCAGCATTTGTACTTTGGCTTGTATCATAATTTAAAGGTATAGTAAGAGTATCAATTTTTACCAACGGTGGTCCATCAGGTTCTTGTACTAATGCTGATTGCGTACCAGTATTAAACTCTTTATTAAATTGGAAAAGAAATATTTGATTAGGTTCATTTGTGTCCCATGTAGCTTCCCATTTACAATTAGCTTCTCCAGTTGGAGCAGGAGCAGGAGCATCAGTATAACCATGCGGATAGCCAAACATAAAAGCTCCGCTATCTTTATCAATAAGTTTTTGTAAAATAAATAATTGTCCTACCTCAAACAAGTCAGTAGAAACCTGAGGCAAAAATATGTCACCAGTCCACTTGTCAGTAGAACTGTCATATTTCATGTTGTAGTTTTTTCCGTACTTATCGAAAAAATATAAATGTTGCCAATTCTTGGTCACTACTTTTTAATTTATTTTTTGATACCACTTAGGAACTGCGAAGTTAAAATAAATTCTTAAGTATTTAACTCTGTTAATATAAAACACCATAATTGGGCTTAAGTAATCATTTAAGAATGTACCTAGGTGTCTATTTCTAAACATATATTTAGACATAGTATTTTTTAATAAATTAGGAGCATAATCAAAACCAGTGTTTTTTAACAACCAACCATGCTCATAAGTAGCCCTATATAAACTAGGGAAACCTACTCTCTTATCTTTTACTGTTGCCATATTATTTTCCTTTTAATGTTTTAAGTGTTGGCTGACCTTGTAATCTACCAGTGTTTAAACCTCTAGCATTATTACCGGTTGCTATTGTTGTTCCTTTGCTTCTTTGAACTTTATTATATTTTTCCTGTTGTATTTTATTATAAAGATTGTTTTGAATACCTTCTTTATAGAATACATTAAGAGAACTAATTTTATTAGCCTCAGGTATCGGTTCATAATAAGTTCCATTTCTATCTTTCCAACCACCTCTAATAATTGCCAAATCATTATTATCAATAACAATATCACCAAAGCTATCTAATCCTATTTGTGGATCTTCACCTTTCTTTAAAACTATTTTCTTGTTCTCTATTAAAACTCTTTGATCAGTTACAGGATCTGTTCCATAAACTGGTATAAAATAAAAACCATTTCTAATTGCTTCTTCATTTGCTTCTGAGATAAAGAATACATTTACAGAATCAATACCTTCTACATTTTCAATTATTGAAATAATATCTGATCTTGGTATTCTATCTCTTCTGTTTACATTTAAAAAATATTCGTCTAGATTTTTTCTTATTTCAATTCTTATGGCATCTTTATCAAAATTATCAAACCATCTTACTACAATATTAAGTGCATACTTTTTAATAGTAGGATCTATAATTCTAGTTTCTGCTGTAACAACCTGTCTTCCACTTTTGTTTAATATTTCATAGGTCATTTCCTTTTCTTGTGTAGTCATGGTGAATTCAACCTCAGGTACACTAAAATAATCTAAGTCACTGGTTAATTTTTTCTTTACATCTGGAATTAAAAATAAGTAAATAATATTATCATCATCTAAATATTCATCATCCTTTGTATTATACGCATCTATGAAAGACCAAAAATCATACTTACTTAAATAGTAAATATAATTATTAGGATTTGCTAAAACAAAAGAATTACTTTGGTATGGTGCAATTAATCTGGTAAATGTTGGATCTTCAGAATCAGAACCAAACATTGGATTTCTAGTAATGTTTATTGCAAGAATTTCATTTAAATCTACTTGCTCTCCGGATGGATCTGTTCCAGGATCTGAAAACTTTATATCTAATTGCTTACCTCCAATATTTCCAGCTGAACCTCTAGTCTTTACATATGATACATTAATTCTAGCTCCTAGTGCAGGTGGCATACCAAATTGATTATTACCAAAAAATATACTTAAGCCTCCATTAACACTTGATTTAACCATCACAGACTTTTCACCATTATTCATATCATACAATGAATCTACGTTTTTCCACAGTTCACCATCAACATTAACTTTTACTAAATATTGATCAGTAGGTTCTTTTGTGCTTAAATTATAACTCTGTAAAACTAAACCTGAACCAGTAAATGACTGATCTTCTTTTTCACCTTGAACTACTTCAACATTAACAAAGGCTTTTGTTGTTTTATCTAATCTAATAAAATCACTATTAAATCTTAAAAAGTAAGTTAATGTATTTTGTCCTATTTCAAAACTAGCACCATTCATAATTTGTACATAGTCACCATTAAGGAGGGTAGATGCACTTGTGTTTAAACGTAATCCAATAATACCTCTTGCAGATATACCTCGTGTAGGGTCATGACCAGTTAATCTGGATAAACCATATATAGACTCAATGTTTCGAGCTCGTGATATATTTAATTCAGTTGCAACAGCTTCTATGTAAAAGAAAATCATTTCACCTAGGTTAGAAACTACAGTTAACACCTGCCCAAATGGAGATGCTGGGGTAAAAGTTTCTACCGCCTGATCATATGTACGCTGGAGATATTCAAAAGAATCCTCGAATAGCTCAGTAGCTTTTAATCTTGTTTTACTAAAAAATGACATTCACTTTATTATTTTAAAAAAGAGCCCCTATGACTCTCTGTTCATTTACAAAAATATCAACCAAACAACCATCTCTTTCTAAAGTAGAAAAGAAACTTACTTTGCAGTCAACACTAAAACCAGCAAGCCTAGGTAAACAGTATGCTGTGATCTGACTATTAATATTATTCTGTATAGTGTTTTCACTTAACACTAATGAAAATATTAAATCATCTAAATTAGCACCCATACCAGGCGCGCCTAAAACATCTCCTTTACTTGTAAATAGACAATTTTCTATCTTAAGAATTAACTGAGACAATGAATCACTAACTTCCAAAGTATTGTCGTTAAACTTTGGTGCTAATGCATCCCTACTGTAAATATCTCTAATAACTGGTGAAGCCATTTTAGAACACTAATTTTTTATTATATATTCTCTTTTAATTTAATAGCTTTCAGATTATAATTATCCAGTAAAAAAGTAATCAACTCCTTCATCTCCTTTTATTTCTTCAACTACTCGATCTACCTCTTCTCTACCTTCAGAAGATATCATATCATAATTTATTGTAATGTTACCTGGAAGATTAAATGAAAAGGTTCCTAATATTCTAGACAACTGTATTTTTGCCTGTCCTATAACATATCTTTGGAATGCTTCATCTTCAAATAATGCACAATCACTAATAGTTGAAAAGATTTCAAATATAACTGCATTCTTAGGAAGCTCACCTTGGAATCTAAACTTTTTAGTTAGCCTATTAAAAGTATATGATATTTGTGGTAATAAAACCTGTCTTGCATTATCCATGAATAATGAATTAACAACATAGTACATTAAATTTTCACTACCTATACCTGCACCGTAAACATCATCATAAATAAATTTATCAATTGAAAAATCTACGTCATCTGCATTAAAGCTCATTTGACCGAATCCACCATCTTCTCCACTAAATCCACCTATCTCAAATACATCATTCACAGAGTAAACTCTAGATGGCATTTGTACTATACCACGAGGGTTAGCAATCTGATTTTTATTAGTTATTGTTTCGTTATCTTTACCGGTTCCAAATGGTACACCCTGTTTAAACGCAGCTGTATGTAACGCACCTGCAGGTAAAGCAATATACATTTGCTCTACACTATCTTCATATATTTTATAAAAATATTTTTTTGCTCTTTGTATAATATTGTTTAATTCCTTTTTAGGAACAGTGAATGGTATTTGGCATGCAATTGTAAGATCATCATTAATTAATTTAATTAATGCATCTAAACATGCAGCTTCATCTGGATCATTACAATAAGTATTCTTGTTAGCCATGCTTTATTTATATTTTTTCTATTTCAATTATTTCAGTATTTTCAAACCTAGCCATTTTAGTAGCTCTACCTTTTCTAAAAATACCACCTTCCATTTCTCCACTAAAAACTCCTCTAGGTCCAAAAACATAAGAATCTTTAACCATGACATTTTTACTAACATATGAATCTTCTATCTTACAATCAGCAGCATCAGTTGACCCAAATAAATTACTTTCAAATAATGAAGAGTTAATTAATTCAGAAGTAAATATATCACAATTTAAAACATTACCTTGAATTTTGCAATCTACAATATCCATACCTTTTATTTCAAAGCATTTCATTAGTTCTGCATTTTTAAGTTGCATCCTACCAGTGTCAGCATCATAATTAATTAAACCTTCCTTTAATCCTGCCAATGTTAAAAGCTTAAATATTTCTTCTCTCATCTTAGGATAAAATGTTTCTACAATTTGATCATATGTTTTAAGATCTACCATTAATTGTATTTTAGGAAACTTCTTTTTAAATGTTTGATAGTCTTTATAAGATTCTACTACACCGCTATGCTTTTCTAAAATAGCTTCTAATACTTTAATATCTTGTTCACTATATTTTGGGTTTACTAAAGAATCATATAATGACAATACAAAATGTTCTGTCATGCTCATTATAGTATTATACTTCTTTTCATAATCTTTACCACCAAGATATCTAAACTCTATATAATTTTTAGGTATCTTAGAAAAGTTTACACCATAATACTTTTCAGAAACAAACATATAATTTTGCCATGAAATAGAAGCAGGGGATGGTTGGGTCATTCCACTTAAAGGAACAATAAACTTTATAGACTTAGCATAAACGGAATCTTTTCTATTTGGGAATGCTTCATAAACAGCATCTTCATTAAAATTTAAAACAAACTTACCAATATCTAAAGAAGATACGTTTGTTGGTGTTCCTAATTTCTTTCCATCAAATGCTACATTTATATGAATACTACATCGCTCATTAGTAGACCCGTTTTCTCGGATCCACTTTAAAGTTTTTGCAATAATAAGTTTTGATTCAACAAATGGCATTGGCCCTGTAACCAATTCAATCATTCCTGTTCCACCGGAATTATCAGGTTCTAATTTAAATATTTCATCAGAAGGGGCAAAGTCACTATGAGCCTTTTCTTCTATTCTTATTTCCTTGTTTAAAGCATTAGAAAGACTTCTTTTAACCTCATCTAATCCTTCATTAGCAAAGAATTCAAATTCTAATCCAATCTTGGATGCATATATAGCATTTAGTTGTTCGTTAGTGTACATGTAGTTCCTGATTTGTTTATATATTCAAACCAGGAATATGTTATGCTATGTTCATTGTAATCTTACGATCACCAACATTCACACTACCGATTTTTACATTTATAGTATCTCCCTTTGATAAGTCTGCACCTTTTAATTTAGATTTATGTATTAATCCACTAATACCTTTTTCTAATTCAACAAAAGCACCGTATGAAGTTATCTTAGTAACTTTACCTTCAGTAACCATCATAGGTTTATATTTTTCATCTATCCCATCCCATAAATCAATTTTAGGACCTAATTGACTTAATATGATTTTTCTATCAGATATAACCTCCTTTGCCCAGAATGTTATTTCATCTCCTGGTTTAATATCTCTATCATCTAATCTTTTTTGTAAGTCTTCAGTTAATTCAGATTTAGGAATTAATCCAGTTAAGCATTCATCAAATTCAGCAAATACTCCAAACTTAGTAGTTCCTGTTACAAACCCAATTCTTGATTCCTTTATTGTTTCATTTAGTTTTTCAATTGTAGATGGAATCATGGTTCTTAAATATTCCCTATGAGATACTACAATCGTATCCTTTTCTTTAGAGAATGTAATTGGCATAACAACTATATCTTTACCAACCAAAGAACTGAAATCATGTAATTTATTTAAGCCACCTAAAGAACCTGGCATAAAGCATTTAATACCTGCAACATCTACCCAATAACCACCATGAATAAGTTCTTTAACCTTAGCAGTAAATCCTATAGTTGCATTACCTATTGCTTCTTTTATTTCTCTTAGTTTAACTTCTTTAATAGCATCAGAGATAGAAGCAATAACATCACCAGTTTTTGGATTAGTTTTAATCTTAACATCAATCTCCATACCAACTTGTAATTGCTCTACGATATAATCAGGCTCTTTTGCTAAAGCACAATATGCAGTATACTTAGATTGAATATCAATTAAAGCTCTTTCGCCATCTTTAGATATAAAAGAAATTTCTCCTTGTGTTATGTACCCTATATTATCTTCTATTAATTGAGTTTTTTGTAAAGTAAAATCAGTAAGACCATACATAGCTAATGAATCAGCAGCATATGCTTCATTACACATTAATTTTGTACCTTCAGGAACTTGGACTTTTACTACTTTTGTATCAAATGGATCATCACTTAATTGGATTGTGATTTCTTGTTCGGTCATTTTTATTTTTTTATGAGGTTATTATTTGTATTATATATTACCTATGTATTAAAGCATTTATTATTTTACTTAACACAAGTTGTTTTGTTTCATTATATGATAAACTTTATGATAAACCAACCCATGGAAAAACTAAAGGTACAGGTGCAGCTGGTGGGGCTAAGATAACTCCGGTCCAAGTACCTGCTACTAATTTTAAATGATCAACAAAAGCTTTATCTAAAGCCTTACCTAGCTTAAGACCATTATATAATTTAAAGGCGGCAGAAATATCCTTTGTAAGTTGATCATTAACTGATATAAGGTTAGTTTGAGTATTTATAGTATAGCCAGGAAATAAAATAGGATTAGTACCAACTGAACCAGGTGGAGGTGGAGGTAGTGGACTCATTATACCACCTGACCAATATTTAACAACAGATGTTGCTGCATCTAACCATACCTCATCAGGTACTTCCATTCCCCATTCAGTAGGAGAATCACCAGGTGCCCATGAAACTACATCATTCATATAAGTCTCTAACTTTTTAAATGATTTTTCAAAACCTTTTTGTATATCCAAAGCAGTACCTACTGTAAGTGGCGGTATTCCTCCGTATGAAGTTTGGACTGCAACCGCTGCTAATGCATAGTCTTTGCCAATCTCTTTTGCTATTGGTTTAAAAGAATATGGCTCTGTGCCAGTACTACTAATTAACCAAGCAGGGAATGCTATTCTAAATGGTGCAGGAATCCAAGGCATTAGTCAGTAGTATTTTTCGTGCTTAAGTATGAACTATTTTTAAAGGGAGGTAATGGTGTACCAGTTACACCACCAGGCGCAGGATGAATATGTGAATCAAATAAACTTTTCCAAGTATCACCTTTAACTACGGATTCAGCTGCTGCTTCACCTAACTTAATTCTTGGTGAATTAACATGAGTTTCTCCAGTTGCAGTAATAACAGCATCAACACAATTAATAAGACAATTAGTATCTGCATTAATTACAGTGTCAGCTCCGCTATTAATTGTAAACTGAGCAGAATGAGTAAATGTTATATTTCCATCATTAAGCATTACAATAGTATCACCATTTGCATTTATTATTTCAACGGAGTTGTCAGGTTTTACATTCACTGTAGTTGGACCTTCTGTTGTGGTATAGTCCATCATTAGACCTTTTTCTTCTGTAAAGAAAACTTTAATATGTTCTCCTTCTCTTTCGTTAGTTGCTTCTGATACCCCATCTTCTAATGCACCAGTTAAACCAAAAGCAGTGTCATATATTAATACATGTGAATTTTGATATGATGCTTCTATCTCTGCCTTTGTTTCATCTGAAGGATAAATGTTTTCATGATATACTGGTTGATAAAAATTTCCATTATCAAATGTAAGTCTAACTATAGAGCCTAGTTTTGGAATTTCAAATTTACCACTTCCTGAATTACTACCGCCATACATTAACTGGTGTGGTCTTGCCCATGGTAACGAAGCAGTAGGAAGTTTATATGCACTTTCTGGATCTTCAGGATCTACACGATCATCCATTTTTCCATATACTCTAATTTTACATCTACCTTCAAATATATCATCAGCAGTATCTTCTACAATTCCTACCCACTGTGTAGTTCGTAAATCATCAGCATTAAAATTTGCTTGGTCTACTTTTCCCATTAGTTAAATATGTTTTGATTATTAGTTAAAGTAGAGTTAGGCGTCGGACCTGATGGGCCAAATATATTTGATTCACCTAATCCTCCAGCTGAATTTAATGATGGATCAAACACTTGTTGTATTCCTGTTAATGAATTACCTGGATCTAAAGCCGGTTTAAATACTGCATCACCTAGTGCACCTGCTCCTACTACATCTAGACCTGTTTGTACAGCCGCGCCTAGTGCAGCATTAATTACACCCGGATTAGTTAATGCACCTAATAATTGATTTTGCAAACCAAATACATTTCCTAAAACTGCGCTATCAATTAAACCACCTACTCTTCGCTGAACTGCGTCTAATGCTCTACCTGGTGCTGCTTTAAGATTAGCTAACGCAGTCTCACCCACACCTTCAACCTTTGATACAACTTCTCCTAATTTATCTTTAAGGAAACTTTTTTGTTTATCTTCCATCCCAGGCATACTGGAATTCTGTTGTTTGTCTTCTGCCAATGCATTTGAAAAACCAGAATATTGAGATATTAATTCTAATGTACTATAGTTAAACTTTAATTCAGTAGTAGCAATATTACCACCACTATTAGTAACACCCTCAAAAACTTTACCACTAGCGCCAACATCAAACATACACTCAGTAAACTTAAATCTAATCTGAGAAGTATTTTCATTAGTAACTGAGCCACTATCCGTTCCAGCAGAATTTGTATTGCCTGAAGGTGTATTACCATAACTCTTACTATCAGCGCCAGTTGAAGCTACGGTACTTCTAAATTTTCTTATTTCATGGACATTAATATAAACATCAAACCTACATAAATTCTTAGGTAAAAGAAATCTTTTATATCTCACATCATATACTGCCATTCTATACATATTAAATAGAGCAGTTATTTTTAAATCTATTGCCTCTAAGCAACCTATAGCAACACCTTCTTCTCCTTTAGTTCCGGTATAAGGATCAGCTGAAAAATCTGTTGATTTTTGAAATGCTTCTAATAATCCAGCAATTGTTTGAAAATAATAAGGCCTTGTTCTTTGTATTTCTAATATTCCTTGACAGAATGATTTTAAATATTGAACTCTGTTTGCTTCACCAATTTTATTAAGATAGCCAATAGCTGAAGGTGATGATGGATAGTCATTGCTACCACCACCGTCATTTATACCAGGATCCCCTTCCACCGTACCGTTAAATAATGGGGATGAAATATCAAACATTAATTCAAAACCTAAATAAGTAGGATCATCTATTGAAGTAACGCCATTATTGCCACTCCCATAAGAGCTTTTAGCATTTACAAACTTTTTTGCAAAATCATATGCCGTTGGAAATGAACCACTGCTTAATGCAGTACCACCAACACCTGCAGCAGTAAAGGGATTCCCTAACTCATTAGCTTGATTATTATTTCCGTTATTTGCCATATCCTTTTGTTTTTATATTTATTAGGTCGTAGGAGTGAACTCTCGACGCTGTAATTTTAATTTCATTCTAAGAGGTCCTGGTTTTGTATATAACCACTCTACACCAGCTATAACATAAAACCCTGTTAAGTATTCATTAACAACTCCATTTTCTGAAGCCGGGTCATTTTCAGCATCATCACCAGATCTAGTCTGTGGAGTTTCTTCCCCTTCTATATCATCTTGTCCTGGTGCTAGTAATACATTCTTAATAGGACTTGCGTATTCTAATATTTGGCAAAATATTCTACTATTCCTTACTAATGCTGGATTAACAGTATCTAATTCTATTTCCATGCCCATCTTATTAATCTCTGTAATATTTTGATAATTTAAAACTGTACTGTATTGAAATTCAGGATGCACATTATCACCTTGTGTACCAAGATACTTATATTTAACTTGATCATTTCTCGGTCCTTCAACTTCACCATCAATTAACCTACCTTTGGTTGCAGCTATCATCCCAGGTGTATCATTGGTTAAAGGATCAACAAATTCACTAACCCATTCTTTTGCATTTAAATCCCAATATTGAGTATACTTTTTATACCCATTAGCTTTACTTATTTCACCACTCTTGTTAATCATTTGATGTTTAGAAATATACCTAGCAGCCCCTTGCATTTGAATCATATTACTTAGATAGTTAGGGAAGTCATCAGATTGTCCATCTGACCCATCTGCCCCCATAGTATCACCTGCATTTTGACTGAATCCTTGGCTAGCTTCAATAGCGCCTTCTTGACTAAATAATATATTCACATCAACTAATGTTACATAATAATAAGGATCAATATATGCAGTAAAAAATGTTTCATCACTTAAGTAAGAATTTGCAACAATATCTTGTATCCAAGATTCAGTAGTATCATTAGGATTTGTCCATGTCATTATATCAGCAGTATCTTCAACGTTGGATGCAAATCCTAAGTTTAGTTTTTCTGCAATATTTAATAAAGCATCAAAACTACTAACCTCTTCCTCATAATCTACATTCTCTGTAAATAAACCAGGCACATACATTCTACCAGTAAGAAGATATTCATTTGCAGATACACCTCCACCTCCACCAATAGGTTTACATTCAACGATACTAAAATCTATTCTTATTGGTTTAAATGTTGTTTCATCACCTTGTGATCTAATATTAACTTGTACTAAATCCCCATCTTTAGGATAAAACCTTGAAGTAAATAATCCATCAGTATCCTCAAAGGCTAATCTAAGAGTTGGATAAAATCCTTTATTACTTAAACTGAATGTTGTTAACCTATCTGTTTGGACATCATAACCATTTACTCTTACAACTGGAACTACTGAACTAAACTTAGAAGGTTTTTCTTTTATAGTACCATCATCAGAATTTTCAGTGCCACTTTCTACATCCAATATTTCTAAAGGATCTAATAGTATTGCCGGCTCTAATACGGTTAATATATTTCTTTCAACTATACTTTCAGACATATCTTAAATTGATTCAGTATTTGTACTATTTCTTGTAGGTAAGTTAGCTCCTAATTTAATTTTACCACCACCAAACGTTTTAGCATCTTGTCCCATTTGTAACATATTAGGTGGGATAGGCGCTTTAACTCCGTTCTTTTTTGTTTTTGCTTTTTGTATTAATCTCTGTATTCTAGATTGATCTTGTTCACTTTGTCTTCCAGTATCAACATATTGAGCTAATGATATACTTGGCCTAGCTGCAGGATTAGGTCTCTTATAAACTAGATTTATATCTTTTAAATTAGGTATAGCTAATATCTCACCTTCATTAACACTAAATGGATTAAATATATTGTTAACTATACAAATAGCATCTACGTATTCTCCAGTACCAAAATACTTTTCTGATACTTTATCAATTCTACCAACCTGATCTTGTGTAACATAATGTAATGCTTTTACTCCAAGCTGCTGTTGGTATTTAAATGAAGGTGCAGTCAAATCAAAATACTGTTCTCCAGTTTCATCAATTGTCAATTTATTCTTTAATGTAAGAGATTTAATATTCATTTTAATTTATTTCTTTTATGAGTCAATTAACATTTGAGTTAAATTACTAACATACTCACCGCTTGTTGCATTCTTAATATTTCCAGTAGCAGATCGGTCTGCTTTAACATTAGCAATTTGTTCATTATTAAATGATGCAGGAGAGGGCGCATTTGAATTTGCTTGGATATTACTCGTTCCAGCATCAGGTACCGAACCATAAGTTGCAACTTCCTTTCCTGATAAATTTAAAACATCTTCAACGCCTGCAGCCGATGCATATATTCTACCTTGCCCAGCATTAAACATATTTTCTATATCTCCTTTATCTCTTGGCTTACCATGTTTTAAATCCAATTCAAATTTAACCTCCATTGGAAAATCATCATAACCTAAACCTGCACCTAATGTCATTTGAGCATTATCACATATCATATTACCCATCATAACAATAGGGTTTAATGGATTACCTACAGTAACATGCCAATCACCAGTTGGTTCACCACTAATAAAAGCCTTTGTTGCACTTGTACCAGTTTGGCCACCAACTTGACTTCCTAAAAAGCCACCAAGCATATTACCTAATAAAGTTTTACCTACATTCTTTAAACCGTCTACAATACTATTTGAATCAAAGTTTCCATCAGCATCGCCAAACAAACCTTTCATACCAGTTTCAACATCATTTACTACACTTCCCATATAACCTGAGAAATCTCCACCTCTTAATTTATTAATATCACCAAATTGACTTCCTACAAAACCAGCACTACCATAATACCTATGACCTCCTCCAAAGAACTGAGCATTATTTGTAGTCATTGTTAACATATTACTGATTATGTCTATCATTGCTATTTTAGGATTAATATAACTTAATGATTTAAGCTCATACTCAAATGTTAGCTTCATATCATTTGAAAACTTTAAACCTCTATCCCTAATCATTGTTTTATCTACTACATTAATAGGCCCTAATACAAAGTTTGCATAAGTAGTACCTAACCTATCAGAAGTAGAACTCCCTGCGCCATTCTGGGCTCTAAACTTAGCACCTGAACTAACACCCTTTGAAGCATCAGCTACAGCTTTACCAATACCACCTATTTTATTATAGAAAGGTTGTTGGGTGTATCCACCGCCGCTACCACCTGTATCAACAGCTTCCATCTCAGCAGTTAATTCTTTAAAGTTTAATCCAAAAGACATAGATAATAAATCCTCTAACTTATTACCTGCAGTTTCTCCTAAATAAGTTATAGCAGTTACCCCAGCTACTTGTGTTGCATCTACCGAATCTTGGCTATCCTTAGGCCTAACATTATAAGTATATATGTTATCTGTAATTGGAGTAGGAAATCTTCTTAATGTAACTAAATGATTAACTGGAATTTTTTTGTAGTATTTAGAATATAAAAAATCTGATGGCTTATAACCTATTTTAGGGTACTTATCTTCAAAGTAATTTATAATTTTTGGTAATGACACTTGCTTAGCATTGACACCTCCCATCAATGGATTAGATTCACTATCTATATAATTTTCTTGTTGAGCTTGATTAAGACTTCCATAAAATCCTTGAAAATTAAAAAGTGCATATTTATTTCCAATAGAAGATGCTATTGTTTTACCAGACATACCTTCAGCAACGGTTGATGCATCAGCAGGCGCGCCATTAACATAAAAGTTTTTACTGTATAATGCTCCAACACCTTTAGCAAAACCAATAGCTTCTCCACCAAATGGTGCAACTAAATTAGCATTCTCCTTATTAGGAGATGGGTATTGAGCATCGTTTAAGTTTGATATTTTATTATCTAAATTAAAAGCCATGAACTAAGGTTATTTTTATTATATATTTAACCTAGGCTATTAAGATACTTATCAATGTCAAGGTTACTTTTCTCAAATTTGTCTGCCCAGCTATTTTTATACCTAACATCAAATTCTTTTGTACTATCTAAAGAGAGTGGCCCTTTAAAAAATGGCCTTGTAGAGATATCCCTAATTTCCTTTAAATTTTTAGAAATCATATAGAGTTGAACCTTTTCAAATAATTCAGAAAGACCAACTTTAGTTTTTGTACACATAACAGATTCTACTACTACATAAAATCTTTCTCTATCTTTTTCATTTAATCTATCTTCTAATACTTTTGCAGTTTTAAAATCATCTGCTTTAAGAATCATTTTTCTTGCTCGGTTTTCAAAGACATGTCTAAAATTCATATCAAAGAAATGTTGTTTAAGAAATTTCATGTTATCATAAAACTTAATAATACGAATTTGATATAGAGGATTTACTGGATCCCATTTAGAATCAAGTATAGTACCTTTGACTGGTAAAAGAATGTTAGGATTAGTATGAGATGCTAATAAGCAGTATACGTTTTGTCCTTTATTAAATATTCTATGTGTTTTCATTCAAACTCTATTATGTCATCGAATAGCTCGGCAGTACCGTTGACAATAATATCAGGTGAATGATAAATTTTATAAGTAATAGGTTTGTTTGACAACGACTCTACATAAGATTGTATTCCGCCAACAGTTTCTTCATTAAGACTTCCTAAAACATAAAATATTGTTGTAGAAATATTACGACCTATTGCATTTTGTAATTGTCTCATTAAGTAAGATGATACTACAGCATCAGATGGTTCATATTGATAAAAATCGTTTTTTGTAAGTTTGTTAAATATATCCATATAATTTATACACTCAATACTCCTAGGGACATTTCCTAGAAAAGTTTTGACGCGTAATGCATCACTAGAGTATATGAAATTAAATTCTATATGTTCTTCCATTCTTCTAATTCCTTAAGCTCACTCTTAAGTTTCTTTATTTTAAATTCGATATCTTTAGCAGTGGGCTCATAGTGAGATCCCCATTGTGCATTAATGTCTAATACATTTTTATCAAATTTACTACCAATCTCCAAACCTAGATCATCACATAAATCAAAAAAGAATCTTTTTACATAAGTGTATTGATTCTTATCGCCTTCTTCTTCATAAACATCAGTAGAAGTAAAATGTTCCCTACCTCCACCATGATTATCATCAATGACCTTTTTGATTACCCCGTTTCTAGCGGGCTCTAGAACTATCTTAATCATTTACGATTTTCTTTTATATAATGTAGATGCTAATTCTTTAATTGTTTTTCTAGCAATTTTTTTATCAGTATGCCAAGTAGATTTATCTTTAATCATTATAAGAGAATATGCTTCTCTTAATTTTTCTATTTCTTTGTCAGTGTAGCCTTCTTCTTTCCATCTTCCTATATGAATGTTTTCGGCAGCTTCTAATCCAGCATAAATTGTTTTTTCAGCAGCTTCAACATTAGCAGTATGGATCTCTTGTCCTTTTTCTCTAGTTTGTTTGCATACTTCAGCCCAATCCTTTAATGATAATTTACTTTTCATTTTTAAGATTCCTTGATGCTTCATTGCCATTCTTCTTTGGCGACGGTTAGGTATAGTTTGTTTTGCAGTCTCGCTCATATGATTAATTTTATTATATATTACTAGTTATAAAGTGTGCTATTCGCCTTTGTACTTGCTCTCGATTAATGATTGTACACTGCTGTGTAAACAGTCTAATATTTCATCTTCAGATAATTGATCTAAAATAAATGATTCTAATTGTTCATTAACTTCAGTAGGATCAAATGATGTGCTCATTAATTCATATACACCTTTTGTTGGAATGTTTACTGGAAATTCTAAAAGAAGTTTTACTTTATTATTTTTCTTTTGCTTATTAAACAAAACTCTAATAGGTGAAATAGATTGTTCTAATGGTGTAATTGGGACTTCAGTATTTGGAGTAACATTAGTTCCTCCTACATTTAAAGGATCTATATTAGATTGATTAGGTTTTACAAATTCACCTGCTATATCTGGATCTAATTGTTGTAAAAACTCATCTCTTAAATCAGTAGCTATTCGGCCGCCTTCATTAAATGTAATCCACTGTGGACCTTCATCCTTAAATGTAACTACATTACCAGAATTATCACCTTTGATCCACTGCCAATGTAGTTTAGGTTTTACTTCTTCTTTTGAGGTTTCTTCAATATTATCTTTTTGCATTATAAGTCTGTTTATTATTATACTTTAAATATAATAATTGTTTAAGATTATGTTGCTATCCCTTCATCAGTTAATTTCCAAGTACTTGTCCAATTCCATTCTCCTGGATCTAGATCACCTGAAATCTGACTAAACGCAACACCTACAGCTACCAAATCATGTCTATCAAATGCAACAGTTGCAAACTCTACATCTATCTGGAAGTTATGTCCATTTGTGGTTGAGATTGTAAATGGTGCATTTGTTTGAGTACCACTTCCAGCTGTGCTTGTGGCAAAAGTTGCTGTAGTAAACGGTGTATTAGCACCAGGCACAGTAGCTCGTAGAACTATCCAATGAAGAGTTCTATTAACAAGAGGTTGAGCGGATTTAGATGCCATTAGTGTAGCATTTGCCGTTAACCTCAGTTTTCTTTGATTACTTCTCGTAACACCAAATTGATTAAATGCACCTACCTTAGCAATGCTAAATGATGTTGTATTTTGGGTGGCTAAAAGATTTCCTTCTCCAGTATAACTAGCTGGATCTAGAACCGAAGTACTGTTGGAATACCCATAGGCATAACCACTTCCGGCAGTATATGGTGCATTACTTCTACCCTTTATTGATGATTGAGCAATAATATATCCATCAGAAGTTCCAGCACCAGTTGCACCTATAGCTCCAGTTGCACCGTCAGTTCCTGTTGCTCCAATAAACCCAACACCAGCTAATCCAGTTGAACCCTGGGCACCAGTTGTACCTGCACCTGTTGCGCCAGTAAATCCTACATCACCATTGAATCCCCAACCTATACATGGCTTATTAAAAAATTCTATTTGAGCTCCACCTAAATATTGTGCTTTAGAAACAAATAATCCACCAGTTAGACCAGTAGTAACTATTAATGCGCTAGATTTTGATTTATAAAAATTAACTTTTTCAGGTTGACCATATTCCCATACTCTATAAAATACCTGATCTCCGCCTATGAGCGAAGCTTTCATGTTTGCATATACGGTTTGAGTAACATCATAATCTAATGCTGTTCCTGAAGAAGGATCTGCACCTTGGCCAGAGAATCTATGATTAGCACCACTTATTAACCAACTGCTACCAGAAGTTGTTGCTGTTTTTAATGCAAATGTAGAAGAACTTACGGCTACTGCATTATATGTTGTAGTAAATCCACCAACATCACCTATAGCTCCAGTTGCACCTTCAGTTCCTGTTGCTCCAATAAATCCAACACCTGATCCACCTTGAGGGCCTGCAGATCCGGTTGCACCCTTTATTCCAGAAGGTCCTGCTCCACCAGTAGCTCCTTGTAAACCAATTGCACCTTGTTTTCCTATTTCTCCTGTTGCTCCTTGTTGACCAATTGCACCATCGGCTCCAGTAGCACCTTGTAAACCTATAGCTCCAGTTGCACCTTGATTACCAAGTGCGCCTTCTTCTCCTTTATCTCCAGTAGCTCCTTGTTGACCAATTGCACCATCGGCTCCTGTTGCACCTTGTTGACCAATTGCACCACCAGCACCTTGTCCACCTGTTGCACCTTGTAAACCTATAGCTCCAGTTGCACCTTGATTACCAATAGCGCCTTCTTCTCCTTTATCTCCAGTAGCTCCTTGTTGACCAATTGCACCATTGGCTCCAGTAGCACCTTGTTGACCAATAGCACCATCGGCACCCTGCCCACCTGTTGCACCTTGTAAACCTATAGCTCCAGTTGCACCTTGATTACCAATAGCGCCTTCTTCTCCTTTATCTCCAGTAGCTCCTTGTTGACCAATTGCACCATCGGCTCCAGTAGCACCTTGTTGACCAATTGCACCATCGGCTCCAGTAGCACCTTGTAAACCTATAGCTCCAGTTGCACCTTGATTACCAATAGCTCCTTGTTTTCCTATTTCTCCAGTAGCACCTTGTTGACCAATTGCACCGTCGGCTCCAGTAGCACCTTGTCCACCTGTTGCACCTTGTTGACCAATTGCACCGTCGGCCCCAGTTGCACCTTGGAATCCTGTTATACCAGTTGCTCCACCACTACCACTAATTCCAGTAGCTCCAGTTGATCCAGTAAACCCACTTGCACCAGTATCTCCTTTACCACCTCTATCACCTGTTGCTCCTGTTAAACCTATAGCTCCAGTTGCTCCTTCATTACCCGGTTCACCTGCAGATCCTGTTGACCCAGTAAATCCAGTTGCACCTACACCTGTTGCACCAGTTGGACCTTCTTCACCAATTCCTGTTGCTCCAATCTTACCTGCATTACCTTGTGATCCAGTTGCACCTACACCTGTTGCACCAATAAATCCAGTTGCACCAATAGATCCGCCACCACCAGAAGGGGTTGCCCAACCTAATTCAGCTGTAGTTCCACCAGCAACGCTGATTATTTCTAAAACTTGATTTTGAGTACCTATTGTAGTAGGTAAAACATAATTAATATTAGTTGCAAGTGTACTAGGCGCTTTAAAAGAAGTATAAGTAGTTCCATCAGGATTATTAAAATACAATACACCAGTTCTATTAGTACCATTACCTGCTAAAATAAATCTAGCTTCTCCATTTGCAGCACTACTACCAATTGTAAGTTGAGGTGTTTTTCCTACATCAACTTGTTCAAACTTAAATAAAGTTTTAGAGCTATCATTAGAGTCTATAAATGTAAGAGGATTATTTGCGGCGTTTTGCGAATCATAAAAATCTAAAGTTCTAGGCTCTGTTATGTATAAGTCTGTATTTCCAATGTTAATCGCTTGTGGTGGGTTTGCAGCATTAATTGTTATTTCGTCTGTAGTTTCATTTACACTGAATGTAATATTTGTACCAGGTAATAAATCAACATCACTAGTTGCAGCACCATCGCTTAACTGAATACTTACACCTCCACTTGTTAAATTAATAGCATTTAAATTATATGCAGCAAGAGATGCATTTTCCCATTGACCTGTTGTTATATTATATACTAAGAGTTGGTCATTAAGTGGATCAACAAGAGTTACATCGGATAAACCAGCTAAAGTAGAAGATCCTCCACCTCCACCTCCACTTGCTTCAATATCAACAGTTCCTCTGTATAAATGTCCATTTGCAGAATTAATCCATAATGTTCTGTCTGAAACATTTCCACCACTAACATCATTACATAACGGTCTGTTTGCAAAACTTGTAGAAGGAAGAACTAATCCACCTTGATCTATATTAACACAACCTACAAAATAACCAGCCCATGATCCACTATCAGCAATTAGCTGAGTTAAAACCTGTTCTCCATCTTGAGAACCTGCACCAGTATAACTTGACACTACATTTGAATATACACCGACTCTCTGTGGTTGTACACCAGCACCTGCAGTTGTATCTGAGAAATTAATAATAGAACCAACATTTATAATAGGCGGTGTAGAAGCAGCCATATCATCTAATGTAATATTGGAACCTAAGTATTTGTTTACAGTACTACCACTTGGCATTGTAGAATTTACAGCTGCAAAGTTATAACCAACAAATCTTCTACTGGTTTTATCCATGTGGTTTATAATAGTATCAGCTTCTTTATTAGTAGGAGTTTTATAACTCATGAGTATACCGTACCCATCTGTTAAATTTGTATTAGCAGCAAAGTCATGTTCATTATCAAATGAGAACGATGTAGCTAAAGTAGCACCTAAAGGACTTACACCTTTAAATGAATAATCACCTTCATGTAAAATACTAACCATATCAACAGCACCACCCTGGTCAGAGTAAGAAGATAATCTATAATTATTAGTAGATTCAAACTTACCTTTATCCAACGCAGTATTTCCAGTAACAACCGTTCCTTCATTAACAAAAGGAATTCTAAAATTAACACTTGCTGCTGTAACTGTATCTGTAGCAATCTGAGGTATAAAAAGTTCATTATTAGTAGATATGCTTAAAGCATCTACAGACAAACCTGCTAAACCAGTAGCTCCTATATTAATACCAAAGGAATCATCAGTTCCATAAATACCAGCAGTTGCTCTTACTATACTATTTAAAGAATATGCAATTGCAGCAGTAGAGGTTGCTGATGTAGCTCTTACATTTAATTGGTGTGTACTTGCAGTATTATCAAAATGTATACCAGCAGTTACATCATTAATTCTATTAAATTGTAATTGTCCTGCAGTTCCATTTAATGAAACTAATCTGTTAGCAGATCCTATTGTTCCATCATTACCATAAATATTTACCTGCCCTAATGAACTTAGCGGTATTGGGGTCCATGCAGCATTACTATCATTCCATTGTAAAATATCCTGTGCATTAGGGGTGTTTGCAGATACATTAGATAACATACCAATCAACGGTGCTCCACTGTTTAATTGAGCAAGATCAACTAACCCTTCATTAAAATTATATTCAATATTTTTTTGTGTACTATTTGTACTTATAGATAATGCATCACCTGCACCAGTATTAGTTGACTGAAATCCATTAAATTGTAAATTAAGACCAACCTTACCAGCATAAACATCCTGATGGCCAGTTCCTGTTCCAATATTTTCACCGACATTTACTTCACCTGGATTAGCGGCTAAAGTATTAATAAGTACAATTGACTTTGATGCTAAATTATATTGTAGTTGCATACCTTGCCCTGCAATAAAATTAAAAGTATCATTAGGTGTTGTTGAAGTTACTACAGCATCACTCCCTGCCTGTAATGAACCAGGTGCAACAGTAGAGTTAACATTAATTTTTCCAAAACTATTTGCACCCTGTATGTTAATATTACCAGAGCCTATACCACCAATCATATCCCATTGTGCAGTATTAAATACACCTTGTGTAGTTCTAATGTTTGCTCTCCACCAAGCTAATACTTGATCTTCTCCTGTAGTTAAAGGATCATCAACAATTACTGGGTGATATACAATGTTTCCTATTTCATATATTCTAGTGTCTTCCCACGGGTTAGCTACCATTTTAAAGTTGGTATCAACCTCCGAGTTAGTGAGCTCTCTTTTTATCTCGGTTCTGAAAAGAATATATTCTTGTAGGTTAAATGACGTTGCCATTGAGTTAAATATTTTTTTATTTATTCTTCTTCTTTATATATTTAGTTCGGGGGATATTCCTCAATGATTACATCGTTATATGGAAACTGTGAAGTGTCCTTAGTTGATGTAAATGCTTCACGGAAAGATTTAAGATACCATGTGTTCTCAGACCAACCAGGTACTGCATAACAAGGTGAATAAATTCCAGTTACATAAATATATTTTAGCTCTGAGTAATACTTTACATATTCAGTAATTGCATTCTTGATTAATTGAATCTGTCTGTCTATAAGTACTTGTCTTCCAGCATTTCGTTGTCTATCATATGCAGAACCAGTTTCAAGCTTTAGATTATTAGTAACATCAATTGCTTTGAATTCGGTTGTAAAATTATAAAGATTGCTCTCAGCTAAGAAAAATGAAATAGAAACCAAATCTCCTAAGTTACAATTATCAAGAGGTCTATAATTAGTATTGTAATATACTTCCATTGCAGTAACATCTGCAAAATCAATATATTCATGTTTCACTCTATTGAAAAAATCAACCTTTATACTTGTAGAGGTTATTTTATTTTTTTTCAAAAAGGTAAAAAAGTCTAAAGCTAACTTAAATGTTATTCCTTCTAAAATCAATGGGATCTATTATTTTTTTATATATTCAGTCTTTGATTAGATGGTAGTCATCTACAAGGAATGATATAGGCCCATTTGTAATATTACATTGTTTGAAAATTTGTAAATGATCTAAATTACGATAATCATCAATCCAATATACATGTTTAAATCCAGCATTAACTAAAATTTTGGTACACATTTTACAAGGAGATAATGTTAAAAGAACAATATAATTTTCTGGATCATGTTCTTTAAATTTAGCAATCATATTTACTTCAGCATGAATAAAACCACTTTCTCCTGGCACAAGACTATCTTCTTCTGTACCAGTTTCTTCATTTTCATTTGCTCCGCTATAAGATCCATTATAACCGAAACTTGCAATTTTACTAAAATCTTTTCTTAGTGCAATACAACCAACTTTAGTAGTTGATGAATTAGAAAGATTTTTAATATTATCTAAAATCTTAGTAAATGTTGCTATCTTTATTCGAAGTCGTTGAATTTTGGAATCCATTTGCTCTTAATTAATTTGGCTCTCATTTTTATGCCAGGTTCTCTACTTAATGATTTTGCAAGTTTAATATTTTCTTCATCATCATCAAAAAAGGTAAAATCATTAAAACCCATATCTATGAATTTTTTAAATGCTTGCTTTTTCTTTTCTGATGTAGAACCTTTAAAACCTAATGAAGTATCATTAATAGCAAATATGTATTGTGGATTTATATTAATTCCATTATGAGCCAAAAATTGTTGAATAAGTTTTGAATCATCTCTTGCTGTTATAATTCCAACAGCTTTACCTTTTTGTATAGTTCTTTTTAAAATAGAAAATACCCATTCTATAATTTTACCAGCTTTAAGAATATCCAAACTTTGAAAATCTGAAAAGTCCATCCTATCATTTGGCCTTTTCTTAAATGTATTAAATTCTTGTGGTGTAAGTTCAGTAGAAAATCCTGTTTTAGGATTATGAACTTTAATCATACTGCGAGTAACTACGAGAGTATCATCCACATCAAATATGGTAATTGCATTTCTTTTATTTGCTTCAAATAGCCTCACTTTAAATTTTCCTTTTATTATTTATCAACAAGATTGGATTAATTCATTAGATGTACTTAAAAGGTGTCTATGATTAACAATCTCTGCCATTAGTATAAACATGTTTTAATACAGGAAATCTCAGACTGTATCCTCCGTTTTGATTTTTACTTTCCTCGAAATATTGAATCGTTACAGTCTTACCTATAATATCTTGTGGAGATTCAAAATACATTTCTCTTTGTTCTTTAGAAAATCCTGATCCTACATTTACTTTACAACCTTTATGTTCAATTGTAATGTTACTTAAACATTCTCTTTCTACTTGTTTACCATTTTCTGTCCATCGGATAAATGCATTAGTAGTTCCTAAGACAGTATATTCTGCATCATGGAATTTTTTAACCTTTAGTAGATTGTGGCTTCTTTTACCTTCATAGCCTACATTCTTTCTAACCATGATTCCTTCAAATCCTGCCTCTTCAGCATCCTTTGCCATTTCAGTAAATTGTTCTTCGGTAGTTAATTGTTCTTGTGGTAAGAATTCTAACATATCAGAATTAATATTTACCATTTGTAACTTTTTCTTTCCAATTTCTAATCTAAATGTTAATGGTGTAACTCCAGTTTGATTATCAAATTGTTCTAAGGTTAAATAATCAAATACAAAGAATTTAGGTTTTTCAATTTGATGATCCTTTTTTCTAATCTGTTTCATGATTCCTTGAAAATCTTCATTACCATCTTTATCAACCATACAGATTTCTCCATCTAAAATAAAGTTACCTGAAATCTTTAGAATTTCATTTTCTAAATTACCTAATGTTAAAAATTCTTTACCACTTCTAGAAAAGAATGTTACTATATCATTTTCTTTTCGGCAAATACAACGAACACCATCTAATTTTCTAGAACCGTACCAGTCTCCACTTTTGAAATCTACTCTTTTTACATTATAAGGATTTGCTAATGCAACCTTAAATGTTGGTATACATCCTGGAATTACTTTGTTAATAGAACTGGTAGATGCACCCATTTTAAGGTCTCTATCAATAATGTTAAAAATCAGATCCTCATATTGTATATTCTCTAAGATAAATCTGTTTACATTTGCAATGGCATTATGCCCTGTACAAACTCTGTTTGCCAAATCATCTAATAGAGTAAAAATGCTACCATAAGTATTTGCATGGCCAAGCAGTTCAGAATTCTTTTTACAATTCTTACTTGTTACATTATACTTCTTATAAGGATTATAAGTGTAATTAAAAATCTTTTGTAAAAATTCACTATCAGAATGTTTCTTAATAGTTTCAATTTTGTAATTACCTGAAGATGAATCGTTCATTTCATTAATGAAGGATTGTAGATAATCGAAGTTGTTTGTTAGTTCAGTCATATTCCGTTTTGTTTAATTTATTATAATATAAATATAATACAATTTTCTCGGTTCTGAACTATAAATTCTTGTTTTTTTCAGAAAGTTATTAACAATTTTAAAACAAATAGTTGTCCCACAAGGGCTCGAACCTCGACTCTTCTGTACCAAAAACAGACGTGTTGCCAGTTACACCATAGGACAATATAATGTTCTTATTTTTTGTCTTTAAGTTTTTCTATTAACTTATCAAATTGTTTTGAGCTTAAACCTTGGTGCTTTGATGATGCAAAAGGTTTCCACTGTACAATGATAGCTAATAAAAATACACTTCCTACGAAATGCCAAAATGATGAAAATATAAATTCTAGTAAGTTCATGTTGATTTATTAATTATATGGAATAAATGAAAAGAGTTTAAAATTCAGTATCAAAGAAAAATGTTTGAAATAATCTACCATCATATTTGTCAGTTCCAAAATACTTTAATGAAGTGTGAAACATATCACCTTTGTATAAAATTAATCTATTATATATGGGTGCTGTCATTGCAGTCATTTCCCATGCGCTCTCATTTCTTGCATCTGCATTAACTCTATCCAAACCTTTTTTGTCATAACTACCATCCTCAAGCCTTGGTGCACGATCCCAACCAGTTTCTTTATGTCTAAATAAACCAGTGCCGCCAGTTGAAGGTGCATTAGGTGTTAAATATAGAACACCTGCCCACATTGTAGTTTGGTCCGCATGAATCCAACTAGTATTTTTTGCTGTAGTATATTGAAATGCAGTTGTATAGTCATCACCGAAGTATGTAATTTCTCCACCATGAGTTCGGATTATTCTTTGTATAACTTCTTGACAATCCCAATGATGAACAGGATCAGTTCTTTGCCCAGGGAAATTACCCTTAGTTCCAAACTCCTGCGCCAATGCGTATTTTCTTACTTCATCAGGTTCATTATAAAAGTTGTCTGTTATTATTAAACTTGTATTCATAGTTATTTATTTTTTTATTTATTCATACTTTAATGGATAGTACTATCTTCATCTGGTGTAGCATTTATAAATAGCATTGATTTAAGTCTTTGTAAATTAGTGCATTTTTCATATGCTTCAATTTCCTCAAAATACTTAATCATCTTGTCAATACTATTTAATTTTACTTCAATAGAATCTTTTCTTTTTAAAACAGAACTTGGACTTTGCATCATTACATGATATGATAAATCCATAAATTCATTATAGTCAGTTTGTTCTAATGTTAGTAAAAGACTTCTGATAAAATCATCACTAAAACCACTCCCACTATTACTCTCCATTTCTTTTATGTTTATTTTTTATTTTCTCAATTAACTTTTTATCATCATCATCTAAGTTAGTAGGTATATCAACCATTATACTTATCAGTAAATCAGAAAACTTATTTTCTTGTTTATATACAGGAAATCCTTTTCCTTTAACTCTTAATACTTTACCATTTGGTGTTCCTGGTGGAATTGTAAATGTTATAGTTTTATCAAAACAACTTATAGAATCTTTACCTCCTAATATTGCATCATACATGGTTATATTTTTAATTGTATGTAAACCTTGATTATCCACAAAAAAGTTATTATCATTTATAACTTCGATTGTCATAATAAGATCTCCACTTAATTCTTCTGTTTGGCCTCTTTGCCCTAAACCTTTTAATCTTAATTTTTGACCACTCCTTATTCCAGCAGGAATATCAATATTTATAGTTTTCATTCCTATGCTAACTGCTCGGGTTGTACCATAATATGCATCAGCTAAAGTTATTCTTAAAACTCCTGTCGTGTTTCTTCCTCTTTGATTATAACCGTATCTTTGATTGAATGCTCCACTGAAATTTTGATTCCTAAGTAAATCTTCAAACATACTTTCATTAAAATCTCCACCAAAGCCACCGCCAAATGGATTAGCTTCTCTTTGGTCATACTGAGCTTTCTTTTGTGGATTTCCTAAAGTTTCATAAGCATCGGCTACTTCTTTAAATCTTTCTTCATTACCACTCTTTTTATCAGGATGATATTCTTTTGCTAATTTCCTATAAGCCTTTTTAATATCATCAGCTGATGAAGATTTATTTATTCCTAATATAATATAAGGATCTTTCATTATTTCCAAAGAAGTTGTATACCAATTAAACTACATGCTATGAATAATGATACTACTGTTTTTGTTGTAATTCCTTCACCAAGAAAAAACCATGTTAAAAATGTAAATGAAATAATACCAGA